TCTACCATTCCACCATCTTCTTTAATGAATGGTGGGTTGTCGTAGTCACCTTTTTTCTTTTTTGCAGCTAGTTCTTTTTTCTTAGCATTTTCTGCAGCAATGCTCTTTACTTTGTCTCTAACATCAGGTTTAGGTTTCTTAGCATTTGCTATAGCAATGTTCTTTACTGCGTCTGTAACATCAAGTTTTGACTTTTGCTTAGAATCTTTTTTTGATTTAGCCTTTTTATCAGCCTCATTCTTTTTCATTGCAGCTTCATTTTTAGCCTTTAATAATGCTGAAGATTTTTTCTTATCCTCATCTGATACTTTATGAACTTTTTTACTGCCATATGCTTTATTGATTTGATTTTGGGCTGCTGCATAAGCAGTCTTATCTCCACTTTTTTTAGCAGCATTACGAGCTTTAATAAGATCACTCATTGATGTTTTGCCCTTTTGAGATTTAGAAGCCTTTTTCCATGAAGCATCTTTTTCAGCCTTGGCTTTTAAATCTTTACCCTTATGTTTGCCACTTAGGGTATCAGCTTTCTTATCTAATTTTTTATTAATCTTATTCTGCTTTCGTGCTTGTTTTGCATACTTTCCCTTTGACTTTGCCTCATCACGCTGCTTTGCAAGTTTGTCTACCTTGGCTTGTTTGGCTTTTTTTCTTCCTTCTTGATATTCTTTAGACCCTTTTAAATTTTTTTTTAAAAATTTAGATAATATGCTCATTACTTTTTACTCCTTCGATTTCTAGCATCAGACATTGGTAAGTCTCCATGCTTATTAATATATTCTAATGTGTCTAATGTAGCATCGTTTACAGAATCAGTTTTTATTATATATTCACCACCCTCTGCTTCTATTGGAATACCACCATTGTCATGAGAGTTTCCAACCAATGTACCACCTTCATATTCTTTCATGTTATAGCCACCCATTTCAAACTCTTTTCTTTTTGATCCTTTCAAGCGACTTTTCTCCTTCTTACCTTTGTTTTTACTAGATTTTTTAAACCCTGAAATTTTACCATCTTTATGCGATGCATCTAAACCATCACCATTTCCATATGTACCTTTGTCTCTATTGTACTTATTGAGTTTAGCACGATACTCAGTTTTATGCTTTTGAAACTTTTCATACTCATCATCATAATCTCTATTAGCCATAAATTCCTTTGTATTTAAATTTTAGCTTGTTAGGGGCAAGCCCTTTATACGACCTGCCCCACAGTAAGCAATTCTGTTAACCCTTATTTATTTGAGTTATTATGCATCAACGCCACTAGTAGTTGAGCAAGCTGCTGTTACATCAGTAGCTGTTGTTCCTGTTACAATGCCTACACCAACAACAAATACTTGATTTAGTTTTGTGTAGATACATCTATACCATGAACCAATACCACCACCTGCTGTATTTACATTGTTAGAGTCTAGTACAAGTCTTTTTGCATTAGTTGTAACAGATGTGCCTGTAGCTTCCTTGGCAGCTGTTCCTAATGAAATAGATGTAACAAGATTCCCAACAAACACAGTACTACCTGCATTAGCAAACCCAACTAGNCATGTACCATCGTCAGCTACTGCTGCAGTTATGCATATATCTATAACCATACCTGCATTTGCTGCTGTAGCTTGTGGCAATGTAATTGCTGCTGCCAAAACACCAGATGTAATAATCTTATGATCTGAAGATAGATTAGTTGCATCTAGTGCAGTTGTTGCTGTGTGTAAAGTTACATTTGGATTAATGTAATCACCATAGCTATTACTATTTGCGTTTATTAAATCACTTCTCATATTATAATCTCCTTATAGGTCTGTGAATGAATACAAAGCGTGAGTCTCTGGGATAGTAATTTCTAAACCAGCCTCTGTGATGATCATGTCCTTACGAAGGTCTTCATCAGCTTGTTGTACATTCGTTATAATGTGAGTATCACGATTCATTCCATTACCTGCTAATGGACGATACGCAACGTGATCTAAGTCTACAAGAGCCATATATCCACTTGCAATTCCTCTAAATAATGGCTCTGCCACCATTGAAAGGTCTCCATGAATAGTATTGATCTGCATTATTGAATGACCAAATGAACCATCACGCTTAGAGGATTCAAAGTTATAACTAGCATTAGAGCTTAAATCAAGAGATTTATCACTAAAGCCTGCTAACTTATTGAAGTAAGTAATAACTGGGCGACTTGCTAATGCAAGTTTTGAGCTATTGCCTCCACGTGCTGGGTCAAAGATCGTTTCAAAGTCCTCTAACAGAGAGTCATACGTTAAGGCTGTAGATGCTTGATTAAACAAGTAAGCATTTCCAGAAGTATAAGCAGCATTTCCACTCGCCACTGCAGTTGCAGTAGATAGTATGTGACCTACTAATCCTTCTGAATATTGAACGCTATTACTACGAGCACGTTGACTAAACAACATTGCCCTTTCAATATCAACCTTATGTTCTCTTAGTTTTAAGTTCCAAATACGATCCCATTCATTTGCATATCCACGATAATTAGTAGCAATTGCAGTATTAGTCATTTCAGCAGCTGTTTTGAAAATTTGAGTAAACCCAAAATCATCGTCTAACTGACTTGACCACACATCAGGCGAGCCTGACCCTTCTGCAAAAGAAGTACCAATTATTTGACATTCGTCTTCATCTTCAATATGATCATGATTAGTTTCATTAGTTGCACCTGTTTCTGCAATTGCTCTTGCAACAACAGTTGTGTCATTAGTGTTATGTGTAACACTTTCAACTCTGAAATTAACCATAGATATTCCTGCCTCAGTAGAATCACCATCACTTGTTGAAACTGCGAAAACCATTCCCTTAACCAAGTAAGATACTTGATTAGTAGTTCCTGATCCACCTTTTGCTGCTTCAACTGTTAGCGTGTAATTGCTATCTATTGCGACATCACTTATTGCTGTTCCCTGTATGAAGAAGTTCCTACTTGTCCAATCAATCTTAGAACGATTTTCTAAGAAACGAAAGACTGGATCATTTGTAGGTACTTTTGCCACTTTATTGAGATATACAAAAAATGGAGATTCTTCTGGAGTTAATTCAGCGACTCTGTCGCCAAAATTATGTATTCTTCTTAGATCAGCTGATGCACCTAATGCTGCTGGTACAGTATTTCCAGTTTGATCTACGTTGTAAGAATACAATGTTCCTTGTTGATTAGCCATTGCTATTCTCCTTTTTTATTATATTGTTTATGGTATCTTATTTCCAACTCTATTTGCACTTAAAACGCCTTCCCATAATTTATCCTCACTATTCTTTCTCTCAGGTTGCTGACCTTGTAATACGCCTGCTGCCTGTGGAGAAGATTGTGTTTGACGAATCTTATCTAAGGGGTTTTGTTTATTGCCTTGTTGAGCTGGCTGAGATACAGCTTCCCACATTCTAAGCACATTGTCTAAGCCATACTCTGATGGATGTTTGTCAGCAAACTCAAAGAATGAATCCATTTGCTGTTGATTTAAACCTCTTTGGGCTAAATCAGCTTGCAACTTCGTCCTTCCTTGTTCTGCTTCTATTCCACCAACAGCTTTTTCAACTGCACCATTTATGGTTTGTTGCATCTCTTGCATCCTAAACTTATAGGATTTGGATGAGGGGTCATTATAGGCTTCCCATGGGTCAAATTCATCAGATTTTAATGCAATAGGCTGTTCCTCTTTTGGCTGACCATTCGCAGAGTTTACTTGATTCATAACATCTGGTCTTGATTCCAAAAATTTAGCAACTGCTTCATATTGTTTTAATTGCTGATTTTCCTCGTAAAGCTTATCTTTTTCAGATTGGTGGTACTTAGCTTGAGCCTCCCAATCTTGATTAGAGTCTTCTTGAGTTTCAACTGCTTCATCTTGCCCTACCTCTAATGCATTGTTTTGACCACTTGCGTGATTTACTGCATCAAAAGCGTTATTATCTATATCGTCTGACATACGTACTCCTTATTTTTGCAATTTCTCGTCTTCTTTAGGTTGACTACGTTTCTGTCCTACTTGTGTAGCTAAACGTAATTTCTCAGATTCGAGTTTGACTGCGTTACTTAATTTGTCTATTGAAACTTTGTTAGCAGTTTTGGAGTCATATTCCTGCTCTTTAAGTTTACCTTGAAACTTAGCAACTTCAACTTGCTTGCGAGATTGTATAACTTCTCTATGGGCTGTTTGAAGGTCTCCACCAAGTTTTTTAATTTGTTGTTGTGCTTGCTGTAACTGTGATTGCATTTGAGCAACTTGATCAGTTCTTTGCATAACACCTTCTTTGTCAAATATTTCTGTTTTCTTCAATGCTTCCACTTTATCAATAAGCCCTGCTTGATATGCTTCCATGTATACATTCCATTCTCCCCATTTATTAGAAGGCATTGTAGAGTTTCCAATAACTCTAACGTCAAAAGTTCCAACACTTAAATTATTTTCTATTGTCTGCAATTCTTTGGTTTTATCATCATACATTTTTTTATTAACTGTGTATTCATTTATATCATTGTTGGGCTGTACTAATCTAAAAGTTTTTTTGAAATCATAATGTGATTTAGCTAAGTGATACATTAATTTGCCTAATCTTTTTAAACTAGCCTCAACATCTCTTAATTTAGACTTTGAACGTCTCTGTCCAAAATCTTCCATCATCATTGTTCCAGAAGATGTTTTAGGTGATGCTTCTGCATTTCCCTGCTGCATCTCAAATATTCCAATGTTTAAGTCGATGTAATGTTCCACCATTTGTGGTAATTGCAATATAGAACCTGCTAATGGTTGTGGAGAGGGAAAATGAGGTTCACCAAACGAAGCGTCATATTCTATAGTTGCATTGGGATTCGCCCAATCACGTTCAAGTTCTTCTATATCTTGTACAGAGCCTTGAGGTATTAGCAACTTTAAGCCAGACGATGCCTGCGCATGCGAAGTAATTAAAGACATAACTTTATTTAAGAACCTCTGAAATCCCTTATTTTTACGAACATCACTCATAGGGTATGGAGTATTAGTCCAAATATTTGGTACAGGTACTAATGGGAATATATTTGTATCTAAAATCTTTTCATATAATACAACTTGTCCAATTATACATGTACACTTAATTCTTGTTTGTTGTACCTCAACTATGTCAATTTCTTCTTTGTCAAACGATTCTTTTGTTTTGGGATCAGCCAAAAGCATGTCAAGGCCTTTTTGATCTATAACTTTTTCCTCGCTAGTCTTCATATCTAGTATTCTAAAAAAAGGTACTTTAACTTTACTAAAATCTTCTATTAATTTATATTTATCTCTTGCACTACCCCAATCATAATCTTTTACAACATCAGGGGTAAATGATGCTCCTGTTTGTTTTTGACTAGATTCTGGATAAGTCTCTCCATCAGAACCTATATTTTCTAAACTATCTATAATTGTTTCACCTTCTTCGTCTTCTTCTCCAAGCATAGGGTAAGCATCAAGTAGTTGATCTTTTGTAAGAATAGTTGAAAGCTGCATCCCAGATGCATCATCAAACCATTTGTTTCTACTATTAGGATCAACAACTACACGAAAAGGGTCGACATATGTAAATTTAACTTCTCCCCTACCATAATCGTCTTCAGGATCAATGTAGCCATAAAAATATCCTAATCCTGTAACAGAAAAATCATGTATAACTTGCTTAAAGACTTCGTCTCCATCAGAGTTATCCCATATATATTCAAGTATTGTTTTCCATACATTTGCTAATTTAGTATCTGAATCTTCTCTAGCTGTTGCAGAAAATTTTGGTGGTTTAGATGTAATAATCGCCTTAAACTGTTCAATAGCAGCATATAGACGATCAATGGGTAATCCCATTTGATTTCTTTCAGCAAGATCAGATGCCTCTTTATCTGTAAAATGATTTCCTAAATAGAAATCTATATCCTCTCTAGCCTGTATATCCCAATCAGAGCGAGCATCATACCACTTTTTCCATCTTTCTTTTATTTCTGTTGCTCTTTTATCTTCTTCAATCATATGGTGAATTTAATATTATTTATGTGTTGTATGCAAATCAAGTTCTTTTACCTGTAATCCAGTTATAAGCTTTACGAGCTGTCTTGTAAGTTCCATCAGATTGTTTCTTTTTCTTTTTGTTGCCTGCTTTAGGATTTCCTTTTGCATATTGTGTTGCAAGCCAGAAAGCATCAATCGTATCATCATGCGATCCTTTTGGAAAATCTAACAGTTCGCCTATAAACTCGTGATGTTGTTTTTTTAAATGAACAGCTCCTGCTTTAAACATAGGTTGCAATCCTTCAAATAGCCTGTCTTTCTTTTTTTGAGTATATCCTTTAATTCCTTGTTCAATTCCTGGAACAAATAGNCCTTCTTTCTTGCTACGTTTTTGAACATAGTCTCTAAGCATTTCCTGATAAGCTATTGTTTCTATATTAACTCTTCTTACAGGGCTATACGTTTTAAGTATGTCAAAAATTTTGTCTGCGCAATCCATTGGCAAAACCCTTTCACGCCAATATTCGAGAACATAGTAATCATACTCTGCTGTAACACCCAAAACCATGATGCAACTATAATCATTCCTGCTAGCAACAGTTGAAGCAGGATCGACCCCAATATAAATATTGACGTACTCAGTATGTCCATCATCAAATTTAATGTACCAACTTCCTGATTCTTCTTCAAATCTTATGTTTCCTCTGTAAAATGAATTATTAATGTCTTCTTCTGCAAAAATTTGATCTTCAGGAGACTTTGCTTGATTCATGTACTCTTGATAAAATTTAGCAGGAGTACCACTATCTATATAAAATTGTTTACGTTCTTCTAACTTCTTTAAAGGCCAACGTGAAGGCCAAATTGGTTTCCCATCTTCTATTGCTTTTTGAGTATATATTTCCCATGAGTACTCTTCCCCACTTTTTTTAGCATCTCTAGCACCTGTAACTAATCCATTCAAAAATGAATCCCAATGCACAATAGTACCATTACACCATAAAAATCCATTTTTATCAAAATCAATGGCAGGAAACACAGCAGCAGTTACCCAATTCTTAATTTGCTGTCTTGAGTCTGGCGTTTTTGTATTTAGCTCTGATTCAAAGTCATCTAGCACCATTCCTGTAAAACGAGTAGATAATTGCTTTTTACCTCTCAATCTTTGATTCGCACCTTTTGCAATCATTCTACATCCATTGGTAAGGGTAAACTCTGACTTAGTCCATTTGCTTCCTTGAAGGTCTCCAAAATAATAATGAACAGCAGGATTAAGCTCTATATGGTTCATTACCCATGAAAGATTGTCGATAGCTTGATCCTGTGCTTCTCCAATCCATGCAATAAACTCAGGTCTATCTTTCTGTGCAAACAAAAACCTATGAAGAACTCCTGTAGAAGCCAATGTGGACTTAGCATGATCTCTTGGTAAAACAAGTCCAAGCTGTTGAACATTCCTATCTATAAGCAACTTCCCAACCTCTACATGAAAATGAGGAGTAGCAGAGGCAAGGAAGTCTTGAGGAGAGAATAATTTTCCAAAAGTAATTAAATCCTTATACGCCCTAGACAACATTTCTTCGTTTTTAGAAACATTGCCATGTAAATTTAAATTAGCCAATTAAAATTGTCCTGTGCTTACAAGCATTTTAAGATACATAGTCATCATGTCTGCTATGTACACAATTTCTTTAAAAACAAAAAAAAGGCCAATAACGACTATACATCTCCATAAAAAGTTAAATATAGTCTCTAGTCTTGGGCTATTGTTATATGAATGCATATTTCCTTTTTACAATTATATTTTTTAAAATGTCCAATATGAAAATGGTTTACTCCACAATTTTTAGGGCAAAATCCATACCCAATATTTTTTACCATAAGAGTATCGCCATTACCTAGTGAATATGGCTTTGGTTTTTCTAAATCTATTTCCCATGCAATAAAAGCAGCAACTAACAACAATATTATTGTTTCTACTGTTAGAACACTCACTTTATTTCAAAATGAGGAAAATCGTCAAATTTATTATCATTAACTTGAAAATCTTGATCCCAATCGCCACCCCAACGTAATTTAATTCCCATTTGGCTAGCAACTCCAATTACAAACCCAGCAAATAGCGTTTGGCGTTCACGATCTTTCCAGTCCACAGGATAGGGCGTAACATCAACAGCCTTAGAAGGATAACGATTATGTCGCCCTTTTGGAAACTTAACTTTCGTTTTGCCCTCTTCAAACAGCTTGTTTTGTCTTTCTTCGTCCCTGCTACCTTCTAAAACAGAGCAATCAACATATTTTATTACTTCATTAAATATTTTTTGCAATTTTTCATCACAAGTAGCTAAACGCTCTTTACTTTTCTTTCCAAATTTAGGCATCTTAACAGTCCCATTTTTTAAGTGATTTATTAATTCTGCTATTAGGATCATTAGCAGTTTTTTTACTTGTAAGTTTTTTCTTCATACCACCCATTCGAGCACAAAATGATTTTTTTCTGCTTCCACCTTTTGGTTGTGGTGCTTTTAAGTCTGATCCAGGATTAGCTTTTTCATAAGACCTACGACCTTTTTCATTTAAACCACCTTCTTTGTTTTTTCCTTCTTTTCTAGTCCAAGCAGCAGATACTTTTCCACCTTCACGAAAAACTTTCTTTCTACTTCTAGCGTCTACGACAGGTATACAGCCTCCATCTTTCATTTTTGTAGCACGAATATTGTCTACCATGTTAGGATATGGTCTGCCTGCGCTTTTAGCCATAGTTTTTGCTTTAGATTTTTGTGATAATGATAATTTTTTAGGTTTTCCTAGACTTTTAGGTCTAGGCTTATCATATATTGGTTTTTCTGCCATTATGCTTCTCCTCTTTCGCCTGTTGATCCTGTAATTTTAACTAAATGGTCGTCATCATCAAATTCTGAGTCGCAATGAGGGCAAATCCAGCCTACAATTGCGTTAAAATCATCTAATAAACCAATTCTTTGAGTAAACTTGTCTCCTAAGTGTAATTCTTTATCACAAACAGGGCAAGGATCAATACTTTTTTTCTTTCTAGTCGTTTTGGGTTTTTTCAGCATGTGCGATAAGTTCTGGTTTTCCATGTTTTTTAACCTCTTCTAGTTGCTCAGGCGAAAATCCTGCCCAAATCTCAAGTTTTTCTTGTTTGCTTTGTGCAATTTCAAATAAACCAGATATTCTAGCTAAACTATCCAATGAGCGTAATTTAGCAGTATCACTTTCTGCTGCGTCTGCAATTGTTTTATAACGCTCAATAAGCCAATTATCTGTAACGCCCTCTTCCTCTAGTTTCGCACGTATTTCTTTGCTTATCATTTTATCTATCCTCTCAGTCTTTAATAATTTTTCAGAACGACTTTTAATATAATCTTCAGATTTTGCATCAGGAAAAGCAAGTTTATAAGCTTCAATAGTTCCTATGCCAGATGCAGCATACCTAGCAAACATAAGCTCGCTTGACGTTCTATTTTTTTTATTAAATTTTTTTTGTCCAACATTCTTTCCAGAAAACGTATAAATATTTTCAGGAATACCATTTTCTCCTAGCATCTCCCTGTCCATATCTTTTGCTAGAAAAGTTCCACAAACAGTTCTTATGCATATATCTTTACTTTTATTGATAAAGTTCTTTCTTAAGATTTGACACACATAATCATCATCTGTAAAAACCCATTCCCCCTCATCACCATGCCTCCAGTTGTGGCGTACAACGCCACCTCCAACATTTAGCAAGAAGTCTTTTTTATTATCATAAATGTAGTGATTAGTGTTTTTTATCTGCTTGAAATCCATATAATAATTTACGCTGTTAAAATTTTATTTGCAAATGATCTGTATATTAATATAACTTATTATATGTATATATATTAATAAAGTTCCTTTAATAAATAATATTACTAAATATTATACAGCTTTTCTAAAAAAAATATCCAAAAAAAAATAACAATCCCTAATTTCAAAAATATAAATAAGGATGAGTGTGAGTCTTTTTTTATGTGGGTACACCCCCCTAAGTTGCCTTGTACCCTACATTGGAGTGTTGAATCTTTCACATTATAATATTAGGTTGAAATTAGTTGATATTCTTGAAAAGGTTAGCCAATATAAAAAAAGCTCCCAATTTTGAGAGCTTTTAATATTAGTAGTCTTACTTTGTTAGTGTCAT